CTCTCTGTCTATGTAAAATGCTCCGTTTTCCGGATCAACAGAAACTATATAAAAATTAGGATTCTTGGCTAAAATTTGAACAGTAGAAAATGCATCTGCTCTAACTGATTTATCTTCTATTAATATTTCTTCGTATAAAGGCTCTTGAAAAGATGTAATAGTTGAAGGAGTAGCGTCATCTGACTTTGTGAATTTTATTTGTTCTTCTGGAATAGTTTCATTTACTGCATCTAGTAAATTTACTGCCCTAACAACGTACTCTTCGCCAGACTGGAGTTGAACATCCCAAAATAGCCTTAGTGTTCTGGATATTTGATTGTAATCAGTGATGCTGTTTATAGGAGTGAACGGACTAGCGACAGCAACTGGAGTAGCATCTGTTGTTTGAACAATAAAATTTGCATTTATTAATGAACTGATTTTAACAGTTCTTCCAAATTTAATAACTACTACTTCAGAATCAACACTAGCGCTCTCTATAAGATATAGGGCCACATTCTCTCCTTATTGACGTATACATTATTAGTAATACTTGTTTATAAAAAAAGATAAGGGGTGGAAGCTTTCGCAACCACCCCTTATCCCACGGACTGCCATGATTAGTGGCCATAACTATAATTGTCCTAAGGTTATTAGACTTCGTTAGTGAGCTGAACCTCGTAGTTACGAGCTAGGCTTACATTCTTAGCAACAGTGATACCTTCACCATCACCGAGCATGACGATGTCATAACGCTCTTTCATCTTAAGCTGACGGATGTCACGGCTTGGATCATCAAACTGATCTGTTGTCATGTCATCTTTAACGAGGAGTGTACCAACCTCATTACGGTCAATCAAGAAAAGGTCTGACTTAGCTGCGGTTGCGCCACTCTTAGCTGTAAAGCTAACGAATGGTGAAACCAAAACATTAAGACCCATTGGAGCGGTTGCATTGAGTGCTGCATCCGGTGACTGAGGACGGTATCCCCAGCTTGTGCCAACAGCAGAAGCTGCGCCACCTGCATGGAAGATATTATCCTTAAGGAATACTGACCACATAAGTGGGTGAAGTATAAAGTCTGTTGGAATGTGCTTTTCAGCCATAAGAACAGCCGCCATGTCAACGATGTCATCCCAGGTAATTGTTCCATTGGCTGCGCCAGTAAAACCCTTACCAGTTGTGTCATCATAAGACCCACTGTCGTTGTCAAAGACAACTGTTGCAGCGTCCTTGAATCGACTCAGTGCGATTTGTTCTTTGAGACGTGCCATAGCACGACCTGCTGCACGAACATGAAGACCAACAATGTCCCAAAGTGAGTCAGTGATGACTTCTTCGGTGAATGCTAACTTCACGCCCTTCTTTGAGACTTTACCCTCAATTTGCTTTGCAAAGGCGAGTGCCTGCTCTGGATACTCTTGTCCTTCTGGGATCTCAGCTGCTTGAATAGCATTAACGGCTGGGAATTCGAGGGAACGACCTTTGCCAAGGCGTACTGTTGAAAGCAAAGGAGTTACCAAAAGCTGTGGCTCAGCTGCTTCCTTTAGAGTACGAGAGATAATCTTGGGGAAAAGTATTGCTGCATCAGGTGATGCAAATGCTTCCCTTACGGTTACTCTATTGTTCTCATCGATATACCCATCCTCTGATAATGCTGCTTCCCATGCTGGGAGACCAGAAAGAAGTTCTTGGATTGTTTTACTCATCTTAGGATTTTCCTCCTGCTAGTATTATAAGGTTAGGTTGACGCGGAAAGCGCCAATGACGTTATTGACATCCAGATTACTACGGATACCAAGTTTACCTGAGTAAGTGCCTGAACGGGTAAGTTCAAATACTGTCTTAAGTGCGCCTGGATCTGATGGAAGCTGCATGTAAGAAAGCAAGCCATCATCAAAGTTGGTTGCAAACTGTTCTACTTCGACTACCTTACCAACCTGGAGGTAAGAATAGACATCGCTTCCGTTAAGGAAGTTGGCTGCAGCTGCCAACACTGGACGACCCATGTTGTCAGAGCGAACAACGCTACCGACTGTTACGGTGTTATTAATTCCGCTTACCATTGGGTATTCAACATAGCCGTGAGTAATGAAGCCAGCGCCTTGTGAGGTGCCCTTATCAAAAGGACGGTACAAGTCATACTGTGCAACACCAATTGGAACTGATCTTGCTGCAACTGTAACTGTGTCAGTTGCACCAGAGCTGTAAGCTGGAGTTGCTCCATCTAGTGGATCCCAGCTTGTAGGCATGTTGTCACCATAGGCTTGGCTTGAACCGGTACCATTAGCTGGTACGATTCTTGCATCACCATTTGCATCTGCTACGACAGAAAGGATAGTTCCCTTAGGAATTACTATCTCAAAACGGTCGTCTTCTGAGTCAAGATACCAAGTTGGTAGACCAGGATGTGGAAGGAGGTATGCTGCTGGAGCAATACCCTCTGAAACCACAAAGCGACCAGCACCGGTTTTAGTGCCTACTTTGCGAAATTTAGCTAAACTCATTTTTAATTATCTCCTTGTTTCTAAAGTTTACGACGGCCCATTAGAGCGTCTACAAATACTTGCTCAACTGATACTTCTTCTTTGGAAGAAGCAAAGTTTCCTTCTTCGTCAACAGTTGTTACATTCTGTTCGTCAATAGCAACTGCTGATTCATTATTAAACTCTGGCACTCCAGTAGAACGAGTCTTGCGGACTGGCATCTTTACTAGATCTCTCAGCGAATCGGCCAAAGAAGAAGCTGTACGAGTCACATGTGACTCAATGAGCTCATCTCTCGATGTGTCTTCTTCAACGCCTGCGCTAATCTTTGCATCAACAACTCTTTCTACAAGAATTCTATGAAGTGCTATTTTAAGCTTTGCATTCTCTTCTTCAAGAGCCTTAATCTTATTGAGATTGTCGCCTTCTTGCTCAGCGGGCTGCTCAGCCTTATCGCTGAGGTCTTCGACTTTCTCTTCTGGCTCTTGATCTTCTTCAGCCTTCTGTTCGTCAGCTGTATTTTCTTTTGAATCAGCAGATTCTTCGGAATCAACAGCAACTAAGGCTTGTTCTTCTGAATTATCTACTTCTTCTTGAGATTCTTTATTTTCTTCTTCAGCCGATACTGTAACTTCTTCTTCTGAAGTTTCTTCAGCTGGAACTTCTTCTTCCTTAACTTCTTCGTCTTTTTCAGACTTTGAAGAAGCGATTGCAGAAAGATCTTCGCTCAACTCTTCAGTTACAGCTAGGATATCTTTCTCTTGATTGCGAACATCCATGTTAGATTTCTCCTGTAGATCAGTTTCTTTGGCAGTTTCCTCATTAGATAGTAATGAAACTGTTGAATTATGCTCATTTTCGCTTTCCTGTATTGCCATAGCACTAAGGAAAGCTCCTTTTAGGTGAAGATATAAGGGCTTTGATTCTTTTTTATTCATTTTTTTGAAAATTGAATCATGCTCTTCTATTGAATAGATATCTTCTTCGTTCATATGCAGCACAAAAGCAGAGCTCTTGGCGACCCAACCTTCTGATGAAGGTTTTGAATCTTTATCAGATATAGCAGAAGTTGATCTAACGCTAGACTTACCATCTGCTGGTTGATTTACAAATGAATACTCTTTAAAAGAAATGTCTTGCATATCAATGAATGCAAGTTTTCCTTTATAGACTTGGCCCCTCTTGTACTTAGGAAGCTTAGGCCTTCCGCCTTCGCTTTCGGTAGCAAGGTCTTCTCCAGAAATTGAACAGACAGCTTTTCCTGCTCTTCCGCCAACTGAACCAGTAAGATATCTTTTATCTAAAACTTTTTGTGCAGCTACTGGATCGGTTATTGCAATTTGCAATCTAACGAACGGGCTTCCGTCAACTTCTTTGTCCATCTTGGCTGCCATAACTCTACCAATAGGCTCTGTATTAAGATCATGATTTAGAATGATAGGCTTAGGGTAAGGCTCTACCCATGACTGAAGAGCCTTCTCTAGTTCTGTAGATGAATAATTATTATAGTTAGCAGTAAGTCCGTTCGTGTATTGCTGCAACTTCTATAATTAAACCATAGTTTGTATTAAAAGATTCAGAAAAATTATATTCTGCTTCGCTAATATCAGGAAGTTGAATAGTAAAATTTTCTATGAACTCAAAAGCCATCGTATCTCCAAAAGAGTGACTGAATGTTAATCACTATAGTAAATTAATTTATTCTAGAATAAACATTATTATATAAGAATATCATACTTTTGATAAACTTTTCAAGGTAATGTCGCTTCTTGGATCATTATTCTTCAAAATATCAGATAACATCTGTTTACCCATTACGTGAATTGAGTAAATATATGATGCTGAATAAAGTTTATATCCTTTTTCTGCACAACTTGCAGACCATCCGAGATCTTCTCCCTGAAGATGAATTTGATAATCAACGTTGTTATAAACATCTTTTGACATCATTTTTGCAGCCATAATAACATCTGCTTGAAAATATTCACCAAGAGGAAATTTTTGATCTCTATGAGCTTTTTTACCAGGCTCATTAACCCATTTCATTACGCTTGGAAACATTGTTCCAAAAGGAGTCATGAACATTAAAGTATTAACTGCATCGGCTCCACTATTTATATGGGATATTAATAATTGTATTGTATTTGGATTCACTAATAAAATGTCAGAATCTAAACTAAAAAAGTAATCAGGTTGATATTCTCTAACCTTTTTAAGCATGGCGTTTCTTAAATTTACCATATTCTCATATTTAGAAATGGTCCAATTTCTAGTCCCCTCTGCATGAGAAAAATGATTAACATTTTCAGGGTAAATTATATCAAATACAGAAACTTCTGGATGTTTATCTCTCCAGTCTTCTAGCAAAGATACTGTTTCCGTATCATCTTTTGATGCAACAAAAACAAAACCAACATCTTCTAAATTAAGAAATTGTTTTTGAATGCAGGAAATCCAGTATGGAAATATCCATGCTCTATTGTATATAGGGCAGCCAATTATTAACTTCATACTTAGGCGGTTGTTTGTTCCTTAGCCTTAGGTTTTGGCTCTTCTGCTTTTGCCTTTGGCTCTTCTACTAAAGTTTGTTCTGGCTTAATTGTTACTGCCAACTTTTCATCAATATCGTCAAACTTTTCGTCAAATGCATTTATCACATCAACAAGAATTGACATTGCTAATCTTGCTTGACCATTTTCTACTGCGGTATTAAAACCTTCAATGGCATCTTCGCCAAATCTTGCAAGTTTGCTAACTTCTGAATTAATTTTCATTCTGGACCTTTCTTGTCCTCTTCGATTACTTCAATTATATCTATAACATTATACTCTGATTCTAGAGCATTTTCAATAACAGACAACCATGTCAGATCTGATCTTCTAATGTTTGGAGAAGTTCTTCTGCCCTGTTGATTTTGTGGTCTAATTATATTTCCAGGGCCTTTTTTATTTGAAGGCAAGTTTCTTTGACCTTTATTAGCCGACTGTTCGCCATCTGAAGTTTTTGGTACAGGTGCATTTTGCGCAGTTATTTCAGCTTGATTTTTAGCCATATCCATTTGAATTTCTGCTTGAATTCCAGCAAATAATTCTTCTTTCTCATAAGCTGGATCTAAGCCAAGTTGAATTCTTGCTTCTGGTAATGTAATAACAGAATTGGTAAATTTTTGAATAATATGAGTTTCTTTTTTAACTTGAGTATCAACGTCAATTTCATTGAACTTAAAAAAACATCTGTCTGAAATATCGGAATCCATTGGATTAACTATTGGGTCAAATCCACCTTCAAATAATAGTTCATTAAATATGTGAACTCTTATCATCTCAGAAAGATGCTTCTGATATTGCTTTACCTTGTCGTACAAAGCAGTATCAAGTCTATCTGTCATAGACCTATTGCCGCCACCCATCATCATTCCAAGGTGATGAGGTGCTACTCCTAATCCAATTGCAACTCTTTCTTTAAAGTGATTCAAATAATTTGCTGCATCAAGTGATGCATTATTTGCTCCGATTACTTCAACATCATGTCTATAGGGAAGTATTAAACCACCTTCAGATCTCATGTTTTCTACTTGAAATGCAGCATCTTCTATTTCTTCTGGCTCAGCTGGTTGCTCGGCGGTTCCGATCTTATACTTGTATAAGGGAAATAATTCTCTATGTACAAGGTTTTGAATATCTTCTTCTAGTTGACGAAGAGCTATAACATCATCTAAGACTGAGCTCATAAATGGCGTACCAAAAGCTCTTCCAGTCTTTCTGTCAAAATGGAGATGTATAACTCTTTCAGCAGTCCATACTGGGTCCTTATCGGTGGGCCCATAGGTGGTTGGATCCGTTTGCTGCTGATACGCTTTTGGTCTGTTAAATTTATCTCTTAAGATCCTAACTTGTTCAGTTGGAATAAGATAATAGCCAACGATTGGTAGACCTGCATTTACTGGATTAAGTTTTTGAGGAAAATATTCAGACATATCTCCTCTTGCTTTGACTATAAAAACATTTGAGAACTTAATTAAATGATCAGCTACTTCTGTTAAGAAATCTATAAATGGCCTTTTCATTGCCATTTCCATAAAATCAATTCTTTGATGCAAATAAGCTACGGCTTCTGAGTTTTCACCAGTTATGCTCCAGCCTTCTTTCCAAAAAAGTTCTTTATATTTTAGGGTAGCTTGCTTAACATATGAGTCAGTGTCTACTGCTTGAAGTATTCTATCAAAATCATAAGGAGAAGGTTCAAAGGTAGATCTTGTATTATAATAATACGTTGAGCCTTGATAGCCAAGAGCTAAAGCTGCTGGTTTTAATGCCTTTGATAAAATTTTAATTTGTTCTGGTTCTAACGTTTTTGCAAAAAAGTCAGCTGAACTATTTTGAACAAACGGTAAATAGTCTCTAATTGCCATTTAGACTCCTACGATTTTAATTTTAACTAATAGTAGTGGAAAATACCACTATGACTAGTTGTTTTCTCCGGCAGCATCAAATGCTCTCTTTAGAATTAGAGCTTTTACTGATTCAAGCCAAAAAATTGTTTCTGCTTCGTTGAAATCACTTTTGTAACTTAAGTTTTTATCACTAATCATAATTGTTACTGTGAATTCTTTTGGTGCTTCTTGAGCTTCTTCTTCTTTTACTATTTCATTTTCTTCTGACATTTACTTATCCTTTTTTGTATCTTTAATATCTTGTTGAGAATTTACTAAGCCGTCTATTTGTGCTACTAGCTGTTTAATTGTTGCCTCTTTTACAATGTTGTCCATAGTTAGCTGTGTTACTTTTTCTTGAAAAACTTGTATTACTAAATTAATGTCTAAATTTTGATCTAACACCTACACATACTCCTTTATTCGCTTAACTTAGATTCTAAGTATTCTATTCTAGCACACAATTGCTGAATAGACTTAATGCATAGTGCTATCATATCCACATATTTATACATTGAAGGTTTCCACTGAGATAGATCATATAAACCACCTGGTTGATCTGGTTCTAGATTGCGATTTATTGGATCATATTCTAATAATTGGGGATCAATTTCTTGAATTTCTTCAACAATAAAACCATAAGATCTAGACAATTTTTGCATTTGAAGTGCTTCTTCGGTCCATTTCTGATTAGTATTTGGATCAATCGACCATTTTTCTCCCGTTATTGGATCTGTATCTCCTATTTTATATCTAAATTTTCTAGGCCTTAATTTATTTAAAATAGTTAAACCATCTTCAATGTCTTCTATGTCATCTTTTATCTCTCTTGTAGATGTAACTCTAGTTATTCTATAGGCAGTTCCGGTTAGGTCATGTCTTAAAGTTGGAGTAGAGCTACCTGACGGTGGGGGAATATCAGCCCACCTATAAGTGAGGCCACCACTAACTTCTATATTTCTTACTATCATAGATCCAGTAGAAGTTAAATTTCCAGAAGTATCTATCACTAGATTGTATTCTGCTGGTGCAGGAGCTGGACTTACTAAACCTATTTCAAGCTTACCACCAGTTACCGTGCCACTAAAAGTTCCTGTTGCTCCACTTAAAGAGCCAGTGAAGGATGCTGATCCATCTGAGTTAAGGGATACTGTATTCGTACCGGCAGAGTTATATATTTTTATGCCAGAAGAGTCAATGTTCAACCTTGCTCCAGATGTCCCCGTACGTACGTTTACAGTGTTAAGGTTAATAGTTCCAGTTGTAATTACCCCACCAGATATTGATGTTACATTTGCATTTACTGCAGCTGGCTGAACTGCTGTTGCACCAGTTGCTGCATTGCTAACTACCGTTGACCCAGCTGTGCCGCCTATAGTTGCAGTGCCATCAATTGCCAATGCAGATCCATTCCAAGTTAACTTGTTTCCAAGAGAAAATCTACCAGAGGCATCTAACCAGAATCCACCACTTCCATATGAGCTTGATCCAGAATATATAGCTGTTGTTGTAGTTGCGCTTGTTCCAACGATATTTATTTTTGTAGCATTCGTTCCTACTGTTACTGTTCCAGTAAATGCTCCACTAGTCGCAGTTATGTCACCTATAACTGATAAACTTGACCCATTCCATCTAACATAAGCTGTAGAGCTACCAACGCTAAAATTACCATTTGCATACCAGTGATTATA